CATCTAATGTTCCTGTGCAACCAATCCTATAACTTGCATTGGTAAGACCAGTCATAATGGTCATTAAAGATTTCGCTTTAAATTGATGTGCTTCATCACCTAATACAAAAGAGAATTGCTCAAAATATTCTGGTGGGTTTTTATATATTGATTGCCAAGTAGTAATGGTTAAAAACTTATCAGTAGTCTTTTCTTTACCCGAATACTGTTTATGGCAGTATTTGTCTGAATCATAACCATAAGATTCAAAATCACTGAACATCTGCTCAACCAGCGATGTTGTTGGAACAATCAGTAAACCCTTTGCTAATTGTGAATTGTGGATGAGTTGAATATATCTTAATATAACATAGATGATCAGAGATTTACCTGATGCTGTTGGAGAAACAAGCAGCATTCTTTTGTTCCGAATTGCTGTGATAAAAGATTTAAATTGGTAATCTCTAATTTGATGAGGCAATTTTAATGTTTCAATAAACTCCATTGCTTCTTTTGCAGAGAACACTTCTGTATTGATAATTGAGTTTTCAATCTGAAGTGTATAGTCCCTCTGTTTACAGAAGTTTTCTATGTAAGAAACAAGACCATGGTATATGGTAAAACTTCTGAGATCAGCAAGTCTTATCTTGCCATCCCATAGTCTATTTTTAAATGCCGGTGTAAATTGGTAACCTGGAACATAAAAAGTAAAAAAATCAGACAATTCTTGTGCAAGACTTCTTTCACATTCAAATTGTATATAAGCTTCGTTCTTTTTATGTAATATTAAATCATGCACCTTGGATGAACCGTTCCCATGCTATAAAGTCTCTCAGTTGAAATGTTCTACTATTTAGTTCTTTTAAAATACTCTGACAAGTTTCAACTATCTCATCATATAAAATCTTAGATGCTAGATATTTATTTAGATCATCATCACTCTCTAAGTAAGATGTTACTTCAGACTTCAACACATATGGAAATGGTTCCCATCCATATCGCTTGAGTTCTTCTTCACCCATTCTACCTGTATAGTATTCCCACTTTGTTCTACGCATTTTGTTAAACTTAAATTCTGCTTCCTTAGAAAGCAATCGATGCCTTGAAAGAATATTCAAATATTTACTGTGTAGTTGGGGAATATTGATCAGTTCTCTGCCAGGTTCTGTTCGATCAATAACAGAATCTTTTTTCCACATCTCTAATAGTTCTTCAAGTTTATTCATAATTTTTCCTCAACAGAGGATTATATACTAATTAAAACAATTTTTCAACATTATAATAGGCAAATCTGAATGTTGCATCGGCAGTAATTGGATTGTTTGGACTATCGGTAGAAGTTACAACAAAAGATGACAGGGAAGTTGGAAAACAATCTACGAATTTAAATCTGTAATATGGCGTATTTGATGATGAATAGAGAGTTAGAGAGCAATCCGAGAATTGTGGTTTATCTAATACTGGTATATTTTTATTCAATCTAGGTAACCGAACATACTCTTCAAACTCAGTTGGGAATGTTAATGCCCGAATCCAGTCATGCAATTCCAACCATCCAGTCAATTCCTCATCAACAAAAAATGTAACGTTGAAAACATCATATATTGCTTTCTCGCCCGGCGAATATAGATCAACAAATGGTGTTTGCCTAGGCACTTCACTTAGAGAAATACCCGGAACAATAACACCTTGGCAGAAATACTGCATTGATGGTAGTCTTGAGAAAGACAATGTAAACTTATTGGGATGCAATAAGTTTGGATTTGATGGATTTCTTGTTAGGACTGTCATATCTTTATTTATAAGATAAAAAAAGAGGTTCCCGAAGGAACCTCTCTTAAAGTTGGTGTCTTATTTGTTTTTATTATTAGACACCGCTTTATTACATAATGTTTACGACTTTCATACCACGGTAGTAAACGTTGCTCAGTGCATTGATAGCGCCGAGGTCTTGTGTTGTACCGTTTGCAAAAGGATTAGCAACAATACCATAACGGGTCTTGAAGCCAATTTTTGGTTGGAAAGTGTTTGTATCAACAGCACGAACCATTTGGAGAGGAACGTATGGGCAGTAGAAGAGACCAGCGTCATAAGCGTTCGAACCCTTAAAGCCAATAACAGCAAATTCTGCTGATGAAGTGGCAGTAAAATATGGATCGATGTAAACTTTGATACGACCAAACATTGTACCAGCAAATGTATTGCCTGTATCGTCAACGGTTAAGTTAACTTGACCTTGTAATGCTGAATTGTAGTCAAGTAAACCAGCCATTGCGAAAGCAGATGCAACGTCTGACGAGCAGATCATCACATTACCTTTTCCACGACGAGTTTGCTTAGCAATAGTATTTGCTTCACGTTCAATTTGGAAAGCCAAACCTTTGATTTTTTCAACCATCCAACGACCGTTTGAGTCAGTGTCAAGGTCAAAAGTACCAGCAGTTGTAGTACCAATTTGTGCACCTGTTTTTGCTGAGTAATAAATTGTGCGAAGAACTTCACGGTTAATTTCAGCAAGAATTTCAGCGGAAAGAATATTTGCTAATTCTGTTTCAGCGTCAAGACCATGAACTGCTTTAAGGTCTTGTGCAAGTTCCATTGAGTATTCAGCTTTAAGGGCACGTGTCTTAGCAGATACAGTAACTTTCTCGATTGAGAAACCCATTTCAGCAGGTGTTAAATCTTCAGCAATTGCAGTTGTCATTGCTGTGCAAGCTGCTGCGTTACCTGTGAATGTGTTAGCGTTATATGCAGAATTGAATGTTACGTTCAAGCCAGTCTGAGCACCTGAAGCACCACCAAAACCAGTATTTGCTTCGTTAAAGAACGCTTCAATACCTGAAGAGGCAACGTTACGGTTTGTGCCGTATGTTGAACGCATTGCAAAAATCAAACCAGTTGGGCCTGTCATTGGTTGAACGCCGCAAACATCATAAGCGATCAAGTTAGGTAATGAACGGCGAACCAAACTGATAAGAATTGGATCGAAACCAGCAACTGGACCAGTTACTGCTGCACCAGCACCAAAACCGCCTGTACCAGATACGTTTGTTTGGGTTTCGTTAAGAATGCCAGCTTCTTTAAGCATTGCTGTTTGTTGATTCTCAAGAACCAATGCTGTAACTGCACGGCGATATGGATCTTTAATAGCGCCTAATTCTTCGTGATCAAGAACTGGCTGCCATTTTTTTTGTAGGTCTTCTGAAAGATACATCTAATTCTCCTTGTTAGTTGTTAATTTTTTGATTTTGAAATAGCTTGCATGACGGAGTTGACATAAGGATCGTTAGATACTGATGTTTTCTTTTCTGATCCGTCTTCTACCTGCTCATGAAGTTGCTCAACATCGGCTTTTTTAATTGACGATGGGAAATAGTTTTCACGGATATTCTCAAGTTTCTGTTTATATTCGTCCTCTGTGGAGAATTCAACACCCTCTGCGAGTGATTTGATTTTTTCAGCTTGAGTATCAATTAGACCATCTGTTACTTCATGGGTAATTTGTTGTTTACGTGATTCGAATAAAGCTTTCTTTGTTTCGATATTACGTTCAATTTGTTCGTTTAATTCGTTTTCTAGAGTTTCAACTTTAGTTGCCAATTCTTCAACGAGTTCAACCTTGTCTTCTGGAACGTCAATGAAATTTTCAGCAAATAAATTGCGAAGGCCTGAAATGAAGTCTTCAGTAATTTCTGAGCGAAGACCTTTTTCAATTGCAATTTCATTTTCTTCCATCCACTGCTCAACAACATATGAAAGATAGTCGTTTACTTTTTCTGTTAAATCTTCTTTAACAGCATCAACGGCTTCTTCTAACATTGTAGCATATCTTGATTCGGTTTCTTCTTCGATTTGTTGAATACGATCATAGATGCGTGCTTCAAAAATTGTAGCAGCTTTTGACTTGAATTCTTCTGAGATGGTTTGATCATCGGCAAAGATTGCATTGATATCACCTGAAACATCAAAACCCTCTTCTTCTTCAACTTCTTCTTCTTCACGCATAGTCTTTTTACCGCCGACTGGTTTATTCTGTGTGTCTGATGAAGCATCTGATGGTTTTGTTGTTGGTGCTGATGCTGACTTAGATGATGGTGAAATTTTTGCAGAATCATCGTCGTTCTTATAATTCTGTGGTGTAGGTCCGCCAGCATCGTGGACTTCAGCACCTTCTGGTTTTTCCATAGGCATAGCATTCTTACCTTTGCTACTGGCAAGAATATCTGCTGCTGCCTCAAAAAGTTTATTTGTTGCCATGTAAAATCTCCTTTTGTTTATTTATTTATAATAATTAAAGTTTTGAAATAAAGTTTTCGAAGAGTTTTAAAGCAACCTCTTCTATTTGCTTACTTGAGGCTTTTTTAATCTGTCTCTTTGCATTATCAATATCGACCTCTACGTATCGACCTTCAACAAACAGCCACTCTTTGCCTTCCATAATACCATTTACAAATGCTCCAGGTGCTGATGGATCAGCAACGATATCTGCTGCTGTTGCAAGACGAAAATCATCCTGAACAACATTGACACCCTCATTATTAGCAACTAATGAACCCATACCTCTTGATGATACACCTAGACTAACACCAGAATCAATAAAGTTTTTAACAATATTACCATAAGGTGTTTCTAAGATCATTGCTTTACCAACAAAAGTATT